TTTTATTTGCTTGGATTTACCTCTCATTATCTGTGCTAATTCCTCAGATTTGTAATTACTTAATCTAAGTTTAGCTTTCCTCATTTCAGCAAATCTTTCTTTTTTAAATCTATTAACAAGATATTCCGGTGTATTTACTCTAGTTGCTAAAATTGCATGAGCTATCCATTTATAAACAGCTTCTTCAGCAAATTTATGAACTTGCATTTCACCATCTGTACCTAAAGTGTCACTTATGTATTTTAAAGTTATTGTTTTACCATTTAAAGAACCACTGAAATATATGCGACCTCTTTTAGGATCTATGTAAAACATACCATTAGTAGAAGCATGTTGAGGATTAATACCATATCTACCTCCTAAGAAGAAGGTTCTATCTATAGCGTCGTTTTCTTCATTCGCATCATCAAGTGTTGCGTCTGGATCACTAGCTGTTTTATATTTATCCCATGTGTCTGAATCTTGTTGTGATAATAGATTTCCATCAGAATCAAACAAATAACCATAGTCATCATTTTGTAATAACGAAGTAGGGTTACTAGTTTTTCTAGCTGGTAACAATAATCTTTCTACACCATCTTTATCGGTATAAGAAAGTTTTACATAATTAACAAAATCATGTGGTAGTACCATCGTTAATGATGGAGGTATTTCTATTTCTTGCGACTTTTCAGATCTTAATGTATCATAACTAAGCTCTGCAATACATCTCTGTGCGTGGAACCATACATCAGCTCTTTTTACTTTATGTATTATTTTATCTAAACCTACATAAGCTACAATGAAATTATTTACTAAATCTTGAGCTCCAATATATTGATAATTACCATACTGTTCTTCTGAAGATGTTTCTCTCAATGTTATAACCATGTTTGCTTTTGGAGCTCCATTTGTTTCTTGAACATCTGAGTTTATACCTGCACTAGTAAAAACAAGATTATACGAGCTATCTGCTGATACATCAGTAGGACTAGTACCGTTATAAGTATAATTAGTTTTAACTATCTCAATACCATTAATGAATACCTGTATATTAGCTTGTTGAACAGGTCTAGTAGTAAAATCTGTTGCAGCTACATTAAATGATAATGTACCTGATCCACCTGCTCCGTCTCCTGTCCAGCTTACGCTTTGATTGTAATACTCCTGTTGTGATGTTGTTCCTAGTAATCCCATTTATTATACTTTTTCTTGTTGTTTGTCTTGTACTTCTTCTTGATTAGCTATACTATATACATCTTGTTGTTTGATTATTATACCAGCTAATTCTAATATTTTTACTACTAAATTTGTTTCTTCTGATTGATGAAGTTCAAAGTTTACACTGTTATTAGCGTTATATAATGCTTCATCTAAAACTGTTGTATAAGCCCATTCTACAGCGTTTGGTTTAGCTATATAGTTGCACTTTACATTTGCTTCGTCAGCATCATTTATAGTAAGCGGATAAATTTGAAAAGTAAGTTCTGTTAATTGTACATAACACGGACGTGTTTCAGTAGGTGCTGTTAAAGGTGAATTTTCTATATGATGTATTTGGTTTTGATCTATCTTTTCTATCTCAACCCATTTACTATTACAGTAGTAATATAATTCGCCCATTCTATAATGTGTTGGAAAAGTACCAACACTTGCATTAGTCAAGTTTGTTATTGCTTGTCTATATCTTTCGAATATATCAATTTTTTCATTTATTAAATCTATCATGTCAGAATACGTAGTATCGTTTCCTGGTTTTGCTCTAAATTGATCTAAGTCATAAAAGTATTGCTCAAATATTTCTAATTGTGCTTGATTAGCTAAAAGATTAAATTCTTGTGGAGTTATATAACCCCTTTGCTCTTTGTTAGCTATTGCTAATACTCTTTGATATACTGTATCTACGTTAACTGCCATATTTCTTTATTTATAGTAAGTAACCACCTCATAGAGATGGTTACCTCTATAAGTGATTATTATTGTAATCTTTTTTCAATAGCTTTAACTACTTCTAAACCTTCATCGGTTTTAAACCAAGCAGATATAGCTGAGTATGGGTGTTCTTCAAAATGAACTTCAAATAACTTTCTACCGTTACTTGCCCATTGGAATGTTCTATTATCTGGTGATAACTTTATAATATTAGCCTCAACAGCTTTTATTGCAAAGTTTCTTAGATGAACATCATCATCTTGCATTAAGTTCAAAAATAGACCTGATCTATTTCTAGCAAATAACAATATATCTCTTTGTATTTCCTTAGAAGTCATATTAGATACTTCATTACCGTACTCTACTCTTAGAATAGCTTCAGCTTCTTCTATTGATAATTGTTTAGCTGCAATTAATGCGTCAACTTCAAGATTTATATCTTCAAGTTCAGTTGATGCTACTATTTGACTATCGTGTTCTTTAAACATTTTGTTTAAAAGAGGGTGATAAATTGATAATAGCTTTTGTAGATTTTGTTTTTCTTTTGGAACCTTTAATGTACCGTTTCTAAAAACAATTCTACCAAGTGTTACTTGACCTTTTTGTTCATCGACAAAACAAGAGTTTTGATTCGTTGCATATCGCAATTCTCTTTGTTCACCTGTTTTTTCATCAAACCAAAGTAAAGGTCTTTTTAATGAGTGTCTTCCTGGTATTGTAAACACCAGAGGTTGTCTTTCACTCTGTAGATAGTATAACCTATCTTTTATTTCCCATTTTTCCATAATATAATATAATTAAAAAGTTTGTAAAATAAAGGGCTAGGCGCCGAAGCGCCTATTCCTTTAATTAATATGATGACTTATGCAGTACCATGTACACCATCAGTCGACTTCAATAATACGAAGTTGTTAGCTGCTTGAACACATAAACATCTCTCAGATAAGAAATGTACGTTCATTGCATCCTCGTCACTTGTATAATTTCCACCAACAGATCCAGTGATCCATGATTTCATTCTTCTATCATCAGCTTCAGAAGCTCTATATCTTACGTGTAAGAAAGGTCTTTTTACGTTTTGACCAAGTGTTTGATCATAAACAGTAGAAGTACCAGCAGGTACTATAATTCCTTCAATATCACCGATTAAACCTCTTGTTGTAGAATCATTTAAGTATTTCCAGTCAGTTTTGTAGAAGTCATAAGAACCTCTTCTGAAACCAGAGAAACCTAAATTAAGTGCCATATCCTCTTGGTTGTTGAATACACCATAAGATGTACCACCAGTTCCATAAGAATTTTGACCTGCTAACATTATATCAATTGCTAAAGCAACGTCTCTATTAGCGAAAATCATATTTTCTTCAATAGCTCCTTGCTTATCAAGCTCTTTTAAAATGTTATCAAATTCTACGATACCGTCTGCAGCTTGAGAACCACCGAAATCAGCATCGTTATAAACGATACCTCTTGACTCAACAGCAGCAAATAGACCTTCAGATCCAGAAATTCCTGTAGCAGAGATAGTAGAGCCAGCGGCTTTCTTCTCAGCTTCAATCATTGCCATTTCTAATTGATCTTCAAATCTTAATCTTGCTTCATGCTCAGATTTTAAGTACCATAAATATCCTGAAGTTCCTAATTCAGAAGTAACTTCAACCCAACCGATTTGAGCAGTATCAGAACCGCTAACGCTATACTTGTCTCTTAAGATGATAGGTTTATTACTAAAAGAAGTAAACTTTGCATCTTTAGAAGAGCCAGCGTTTTCAGATCCTTTTTTATACTCAGAACCGTAAACGAATACACTGTGTCCAGTTGATCCATCAGACCAAGAGTTTAGTGCGTTCATATTTGAACCTTCATAAGGTTTTGCGGTAACGTCTGTAGCTACACCACCTACATCAATTGCAGATACGTAACATTTTACAGTTTTACCAGCTTTTGATACTACAATAGTATCACCAACAGCGACTAAGTCTGCGTTGGCTGCTGAAGCAAATCTTAATAAGTTGTTTCCAGCGTTTTCAATTTCAACATCGTCAAAAGCGACATGAATTCTCCCTTGTTCAGACCATACGACCTCATCAGAAGCCATAGGCATTTCAGCGCCAACCATTTTCAAGAAACCAGAGATAGTACGATTACCGTATCTTTCTACCTCCTTCTCATATACTTCTGGAAGGAATTGCTTTGCAAAGTTAAAATCATTACCCGCGATGTTTAAATAATTACTACCCCAAAGATCCTTTACAGGTCTAGGAGTAAGGTGCGATAGTTCCGCACCAGTTCCAGCTAATGCCATAATTTTTAAATTTTAAGGTTAATTAATTTTGTTAATTTGTACTCGAAGCTTATTTGAATCATCTCCGCTAATCACCTTAAACTTAGTACCGCCAGTCTCAATAGTATTACCGTGAGTCTGATTAGGTGCCATATTAACATTTTTAGCTTTCGCCATACTGTCTTTAATAGCATCTGCTTTACCTTGTTCGTAAAAGTGATTTGCAATAGCATCTGGATTGTTTGCTGTAAATAAAGCCTTGTGATAACCTTGTGGATCAGTAAGTTGTTGTTTCTTATCTAAGAATTTACCAACAAAATTATTAATATCACTTTGGTGTTCTTTTACTTTATTAGCATCCTTAACATTGAATCTGTATCTTTTATCTCCCACGTTGTATTCAAAACCTTTGAATTCATCGTTGAACAGTTTTTCTGTTTTCGATGTAAATACACTTCTTTGTTCCTCTGCTACCTTTTGATTTTCCGCACTCGCCTCATTGTATCTATTAAAAAAATCAACGGCTTTCGATTGATCTGGCGTTAACTTAACACCTGCCTTGATCTCTTCATAATACCTGGATTTTAAGCCTTCCAAATGGCTCTTAGCGTTGGCAACTTGCTCTTTTAACGCTAATTTCTTTCTACGAATATCTTTTTCGTCGTCGTTATCATCGTCCCACGAATAAAGATCTTCCATAACAAAGCTAACTTCATCATCTGTAAGATGTGGTTTAGTTTGTTTAAAATATTCTCTTAGTAAACTTGTATCATCGTGTTTACTGAAATCCTGATTAAGTTTTACATAGTCTTCTAAATCACCACCAGTTTCGTTCATAAACTCAACTACTTTCTGTATATTTTCTGGTAACTTTTCTCCTGTTTCTTGAGCTTCTTGAACAGCATCTTCTACATCTTCTTGTAGCTTTTCAACTTGTTCTTCAACCTCTTCTTTAACTTCTTCTTCAGTTTTTACCTTAGGTTCTTCTTCTATAATCTCCTCTATAACAGGAGCTTCTTCAGCAACAACCTCTTCTTTTTCAACCTCTTCTTTAGGTTCTTCTTTTTTAGGTTCTTCTTTAGGTTGATCTAAATTTACTTTAGTAACTTCAGGTTCAACCTCTTTTTTAAACTTATCTAAATCAACTTTAACAGTATCGTCTTCTTCTCCAACTAACTGTTTAGGTTTTTTAGGTATGTTAACCTTCATATCTCCACCCTCTTCTTTAACTTCTGGGGTTTTGATTTTGTTGTCATTTTTAGTTTCGGTAGGTTGAATTTCTTCAACTACCTTTTCTTCTTTTTTATTAGCCATAATATAATATTATATAATTAAACAATTTATCTTGGATCAAAAGCATTTAATCCAAAACCGCCACCTAGTATATCATTACCTGCGGATTCAAACTTTTTAGGTGGCTTTCCGCTTTTTCTTTGATCTATTAATTCAGATTGTTGAGACGCTTGAATTCTAGTTCTTTCATCTTTACGATCTTCCTTTTCTTTTTCTTTATTATTAATAGTTTGAAGTTCCATGTTTTTTAATTTCATGTTAATTTCAAACTCATGATTCATTAGTTCTTTTTTAACTTGAGCTTCCTTCATCATTCTACTTTCTTCTAACTGAGCTTTACCTTGTTCTAATTGCATGTTAGTTTGTACTAGTGCTTGTGCTTTTTGTACTTCTGCTTGAGCAGCTACTTGTTGAGCTTGAGCATTAGCATCTGCTTGAGCTTGAATATTTTCTTGCTGCATTTTTTGATCTCTTTCTTGCTTTTTCTTTCTTCTTATTTTTAATAATTGATTAGCAAGTTTAACATTTTTAATATCTCTAATATCAATAGCGTCTTCAAGATCAATCAAACTAGCAGATAATGCAGTTTGTATATTGTTTTCAAGCATAGCTTTTTCTTCTTCATCTGGAGCTAACTCAATAAATATACCAAAATCATAAAGATGTAATTCAGACATTTCTTGTAATGTAGCTGTATTATGATTTCCTATCTTCTGAATAAAAGCATCTTTAGTTGGAGAATACTCTAACACATCAGATATTCTAAGAGATACACCATTTGCTGTTTCAGATGTTACATATAAACCAGCTTGCAATATATGTCTTGTTGCAGTATTTGAATTCGCCGCAGCTAATTTTTGTATACCAACTAGAGAATGTTTATCAGGAGTACTAGCATCACGTGCCTCGTTCAATCCGGTCACATCTCTGATCATTTGTAGGTAGTAGTTATATGTTTGTATTAGAGACTGTAATTTTTGTCCTCCTGAACCACTTTGTATTTCTTGAATAGGTATCTTACCTGGGTTCATATCACCTTCTTGAGTAAATGATCTACCAATTACAGAACCAGTTTGGAAGAACATGTTTAGTGCTTCCTGTGGATTATAATTAGTACCATTACCTAAATCAATCTCTGCTAAACCATCAGCATCTAAATAAACACCATCTGGTACCATTCTAGCCATAACTTGTTGTAGCTTCAAATGAGTAAGTTGTATCATATCTGCAAATGTAGTAACTCTACTAACTAAAGATTCAATACGACCTTTATACATTCTTGGTGCTACTAAACTATAATTCATTTTAACCTTAGTGTAATCACTCTTAGGTCTTATCATATTTTTAGCTAAGTTCCACTTTAATAACTTGTCTGTACCTAAAACTAAAGCACCTTCATATAATACTTTTTGTAAAGTTTCAGTATTTTTCTTTGCTACTTCTGGAGGAGCATCCTTAATTAATTGTACAAGACCTTTTAATTTTCTAGATTCCCCGCCAATATAACTTTCTTCAAGAATAGCTTTACGTAATGATTGTTCATCAACAATTCGTTTACCAAACAATCCTTCCATTTTAGCTAAAGATAATCCCTCAAAATTAAACTCCGGTTGTAGTTCAATGTCTTCTTGCATTCTTGTTGACATAGCATCTACGTCTTTAGCAATTTCGTCAGTAACACCTTCAGCAGTTTTTCTATATTCTGTTGCTCTGTCTGATGTTGTACGGAAAATACTTTGTCCTTTGTAAACAACATCTTCACCTTCAACTAATCTCATTCCTAAAACATCTTCACCAAAATTTTTCAAAAATGTATTTGGTAATTTTTGGTTGTTATCTAACATTTCATTAATAGCAAAATTTAAACCTTCAACAGCTTGTTCATCATACAAACCATCCTGCCCTAAAAACATTCTATCAAAATCTTCTCTTGCTCTTGTTGGTGTTGGTGAATCAATAAATGATTTAAAGAATTGTTCTGGTTGTTTTATACCACTAACAATACTTCTTCCTACACCTCGTCTCCATTTATCACCAACTTGAGTTCTCCAAACTTCATTTGCTTCTCTT